GGTAGAGAGTACGATCATTGCGGAAGCTAGATTGCTGTGGAATAGTACGTCCGTAGGGTTGCCCGAATTTGGGGACCTGAGGGCTTACATTTTTGCCAAGTATGAAAGTATCCAAGGTGGGATGGAAAACTACCAACGTAACACCATGACGGTTAAGAGAGCTACTGGGATGACACGCACGCGCCAATTATACGGTTTGGGTGAGTATGGGCCCAATCTCGATTTTAACGTACACGACAACAACGTTACCAACACGCTCACAGCTGCGTTAGAAAGGGTCTTCTTTGTGAAGGGACCCGGTGGGGAGTTTACACCACCCCCACAGCCTATTGCAGGCATTTTTAACGGCAGAATGAACCATGCACGGAAGTGCCTTATTGCAGTATTTGCGACTATGGTCCCCGCTGAGAGATTCTCTCCGCTGACTCCTAGTGAGTTTGTGGATGGATATCGCGGGCGTCGGCAGCGCATTTATGAGGCAGCCCGCGTTTCCCTCCTTCACCAGGAGATTCAGGAGCGCGATGCAGTGGTTTGTCCCTTCGTCAAGGCAGAAACGGCCGAGATAAAAGTGGGTAAGCGAGCGGTGCCAAGGGTGATTTCCCCACGTCATCCAAGGTATTCATTATCTTTAGGCTGTTACATCAGGCCAGTGGAAAAATTTATTTATCGTGCGATTGCTAAATTGGTTGGTGGACCGACCGTAATGAAAGGGTTGAATCCTGAGCAGCAAGGAATGGCTGCAAGGGAGGCATGGGACGAGTTTCAACATCCCGTGGCCGTTGGGTTAGACGCTTCGAGGTTTGACCAGCACTGTAGCGTGGATGCATTAAAGTATGAGCATTCATTCTACTTGTGGCTTTACAAGCAGAACACAACGCTGGCGAATTTGTTGAAGTGGCAACTTAGAAATAAGATGCGGTTATTTGTCGGTAATTATAAAGTACAGTATCAGGTGTATGGCGCGCGGATGAGCGGCGACATGAACACTGGACTTGGAAATTGTTTGCTGATGTGTCTTATGATCTACCAGTACCTCAGTGACATCGGGGTGCGTGGCCGACTCCTTAATAACGGGGATGATTGTG